TAGCACCATGTAACTAATCGCTTTTAAGACAAGCACTCTTCCCTAGTGCGACGGAAAGAAGATACCGAAAATGCGTGATTTTATCGTTCACTATCCGGTGGTCAGTATTATCACTGGCCTCACGTTGCTCGCAGCGATGGTGCTCAGCAATGTTGCGATCATGGCCCCGTTCTGGTTCTCAGAAAAGCAGATGAAAACGTTCATTCGGTGTTTGGATGTTACCCGCGTCGCGACGGTAGTTACTACCCTGATGTTCGCTGTCGCGTTTTTCGTGTTCACATTAGACAAACTCATCTAAAGCTAGAGAAGAAAAGAGTTCCGAGAATGCTTACCGCTGTTGTCCTCACCGCTACCGGTATCGTGAGCGTGTTCTTCATGTGCATGGCCTACGCTGCGAACACTGACAGTAAGAAGAACGCTTACGAGACCGCGTGCTCTGTCACCGTCATCGCTGGCGTAACGATCATGGTTTATTTCCAAGCGGCCATGCACCTACACCACATGGCCGCTTACGACCTCGCGTCCATTGTCATGCTTACAAGCGCCACAGCGTTGATCTTAAAGAGGCCCATTAAAGGCGACCTGACCGTTCTGGGACTGCGTGCCGCGATCCTCGTCATCTGTCTACCGGCAATCGCCTGCCTCCTACTCAGCTTCAGCATCCACGTCTAACCCGAGACGACGAAACAAAAAATAAAGAAACCAACCCAACAACCATCGAAAGGACCGCTTCATGCAGCGCTTACTGCCCGCCCTAATCGCTATCCCGACCGCGATCTTTACCGTCTCTCCCGCAATCGCAAGCGATATCCCGCTAACAGCACAGATCGACAAGGTGATTTCCACTTCATCTGAACTCGACTCTGGCGTGCGAGTAGAAGGAACATGGTCCGCAGCCAAACTCGAAAAGGGCCAATCATTCACCCTGTCCACGGTCGGAGGCTACCTCAACTGGAACACCGAGTTTCCGTTCACCCTTAACGACGGGACCAGAGTAGGCATCTGCAAGGGCAACAAAGCCGCGTTAACCTGCACCATCAACAACGTGCCCGACAATATTGCGGCCCTCAGTAATTTTTCTGGAACGTTCTACGCGAAAGTGTGGATTAGCGATAAGGCCATTGGGACGCGCGGCGCGACAATCACTCTCGACAACGTTGCTGTACACGAGGCTGTCTGGGGAGATACGGACGGTAATGGTGTATGCGATAAGGACTGTGATAAGCCTGCCTACGAACGCCTCGTCGATTGGACGACCTCAAAGATCGGCTGGTTTGACACAAACAATGTGTCCCATTGGAAAGTGCAGTGGGCTGCAACTGGTAACACGCAGTACACGATTAGCGACCCGGACGCGACATTCAACGACACTCAAGTGCGTTGTTCCAGCGGCAATGGGGGAACATTTAAGGACGGGGAAACCGCGCAATTCAGCGGAGTTCTCTCTGACAGCGATCACACGATCACTTTGACAACTCCTGACGGTGTTCGCGGTTGTGTCGTGTACCTGACAGGCCAAAGCGCGCCTATGGGACAGTCCCTATCGAACACGGCAACCGTTAACGGCGTAGCGTACTCAACGACCACCGTGAACGAACAACGAGGAGGTATCGACGGAGACGCTACGCGAACCAAGCCGACACCCACCCCGGAACCTTCCAAAACCACCCCAACTCCTGAACCCGCGCCCACCACGACACCGGCCCCAGTTCCGTCTGAAACCACCACGCCCGAACCTGCGCCCAGTGAGACACCAACCTCTGAGCCGACAACAGAACCTACACCCAGCGAAACTCTCACTCCCACGGCTACCGAGACTCCCGCACCTAAGCCCTCAGAAACCACTAAGCCTGCACCCACCTCGGAGCCTTCCGAAACCCCTACGACTGAACCAACTCCCAACGAAACACAGGCACCTCAACCCACAGTAGTTAACGGCACTCCCACCCCGAACACTGCTCCAACGCCCCACAACAGCGAGGCAAAGCTCGTAACCACCGCGCCTACTAGCACACGCTCCCTCGCTCACACAGGCACGAACAGCCAGCTACTCGCCGCAGCAACAGTTCTACTGCTCGCCGCAGGTATCACAGCCCGACGGAACAGTCACAGCAAAGCCGACAAGTGACTCTCATGTGTCTGCAAAAACGGCGACATTCAACAGTAAAACTGACACAGGACAAGCGGTTCTTGTAAGCAGAAGGGTTTTACCCTGTTACACGTAACGCTTGTGTTCATACTTATAGGACATCTATTAGGAGGCTGCTCTCACCATGTTTGAGGCTGTCAAGGTCGCTCTTGACCCCACGCCGAGACAAGCGCGTCTCCTGTGTTCGCACGCTGGGGCCGCTCGTTTCGCATACAACGCTGGCCTCGCTCACGTGAAAGACATGCTCGAAAACGGTGAGCCGCCCGAGTGGTCGCATTATGCGCTGGTCCGCTGGCGGAACGCGAACTTCACAATCTTCTTTGAGCTAAGCCAAGCCAAAGCGCACAAAAGGAGGTGCCTTATGGCTACGAAAACCGCGCGGCGCGTGGCCCTCATGTCAATCCACCCGCGCTACGCGCACGCAATCCTCGACGGGCGCAAAACCGTCGAGTTCCGTAAGCACCCTCTCGCTCCTGGCGTGTCGCACGTCGTCGTTTACTCCACGGCTCCCGACCGGAAAGCCCTCGGATACTTTGAGATCGACAAACAGGTTGAGCTGCATCCCGAAGCTTTGTGGGAACAATACGGAAACCGAGGACTTATCGAGAAAGAGGCTTTCTTCTCCTACTACGAGGGCAGAGCAACAGGCGTAGGCATCCTAGTTAAGCGAGTATTCCGGTGTGAACAGTCGCGTTCTTTAAGTGACATCGGCGTGGCAACGCCGCCCCAAAGTTTCCAGTACCTCTCTGAGGACGCACTACAAGTTCTCGCTTAAAACCTGATTAAGGACCGACCAACATGACCACCAGAGAAATCACGCTAAACCAGAGCAGTAGCGACGGCTTCTACACGAAGCTCCTTCGAGGCCGCTACGTCACCAGCATCGACAACGATGTAATTACCCTCGATAACGGGATAGAACTCCACATTTGGGGTAACGACGGCTGCATGAACTGCGCGAACGGCAGCTATTGGCTCGAACAGGTTTTCAAGCGCGGCAGTAGCAAAGCGCGCATTATGAGCGCCTACGTGGACTGCGACGAAGATGACGGAAACCCCTCAACCGTGTACACGATTTTCGTGATAGTGGACGGAAACCCCCATCACCTGCCTCTCGCAACCGTCAGGGGTGATGACGGTAATGGCTACTACGGCACCGGGTTCACGCTCACTGCCACCATTGAAACATCCTCAGCGCCGCCCACCACGGTCACGCCCCGTGACATTATCAACGCGGTCGCGGGCGGGAAAACACCCCCGCCTATCCCCGGTATTTCTGACCGCGAAAGCCTTCTCAACGCTGTTGCCTACACTATCCAGCAAACGCGAGGCTTCGACTCACCTCTACGCATTACCGGCCCCGAAGCTCAGCTTTTCCACAAGCTAACCGCTGTCCCATACGGCGGGCAGTATGGTCCTTACTACGCGCTCAATTGGAGTGGCTTTAATCAAAAAACCCTGTTCTGGTTCGCTGACATGGAGGACGGCGTATCTTTCGTCCTGCGTGATCTCTCCAACGGGACGGAAGCCTACGCCGCGAAACTACGCGCCTTCACAGACCGAGTGCGCGCTTCCGAGGGCGCCATTAAGACTTTCGTCACCGACTACGCGCTGAAGGGTAATACGGCCACCATCAACGGAGTCCGAGTGCCCGCCACCGACTTCCTTCTCTCTGAAGTTTGCGGCTTCCACGGGAACAAAATTGGCCCCAAGTGGACCTACATCCACGACTACTACTTCTTTAGCTACGCGAGCTACAGTGCGCGCATTATTAAGCATCGTGAAGGTGGGCGCGGAGACGTTGTGATCTGGTCAGACTCCCAGAACGTGTGGGCAGTAAACCCGCAAGTAAGCCGTTCGTAACTAAAAAACTGAAGCGCCCTCACGGAATGTCTTGTGGGGGCGCTTCAGTATCCATCCGAGAGTTGTTGACTCTCTGGATACGAGTCTACCGATTATTTTGCTGCGAGGACCTTGAACCACACGGGGTTCATGTCTCGCGGGAAGTCACTGCCCCAAATCAAGTAGAGGCTGTCTAGGCGCGTAGAAGAAGTCCACGACTCTAGCTGCCCACTCTCACCGGGTTTGAGCGTGAGAGA